AAACCTTGATAGAGTTTCTCATAAAATCGTTTCTCTGAAAGAGAGTGGTTCAAACTTTATCGGAAAAGCAAAGATTCTGAATACTCCAATGGGTAAGATTGCATCTTCTCTGATTGAGGAAGGTGTAAAACTCGGAGTTTCTTCTCGTGGCATTGGTTCGCTCAAAATGACAAGAGAGGGAATCAATGTTGTCGGTGACGACTTCATGTTAGCAACTGCTGCTGATATCGTTGCTGATCCTTCTGCTCCTGATGCTTTTGTTGAAGGTATCATGGAAGGAAAAGAGTGGGTATGGGACGGTGGTATTCTTCGTGAGAAGTATGCTGCAAAAACATACAAACAAATCAACACTCTTGTTACTCAAAGATCGCTTGAAGAGAATAAGTTAAACTTATTCAATGATTTCTTAAATAATCTTTGATTTATTAAATATCTTAATTTATAAATAAATATAGTTTAATAACAGGAAACATCGGAGAGTTCAAATGTCTCGTGGTAAACAATTACAAGAAATGGAAGCAGGCACTAAGCAATCCAAAACTGCTGTAAATGCTGGCGCTAAGCCTGCAGAAGGAATGCCTAAGTTGCAAAATGATGGTTCACAACTCGGTTCTGTAGAGGACCTTGGTGGACCTACCCCAGATAACTATAAGCCCGATGATGATTCGGCTAAGTTAAAGACTCCTGGTGGTACTCTTAAGCAAGTTCGTGATGTTGTAAACAAAGGCGCTAAAGCAGCAGAACCAATGAAGGGCATGAAGGAAGAGGAAGAACTTGAGACTGAAGAAGTCATTGAGGAAGAAGAAGAGACTACTGATGAAGTAGTTGCAGAAGAAGAAACCGTTGAAGAGTATGACATCGAAGAAGATGTTAATGCACTTCTCGGTGGCGAAGAACTCTCCGAAGAGTTTAAGGAAAAAGCAAAAACCATCTTTGAAGCAGCAATCAATTCTAAGGTTGCTGGTATCAAGGAAGAGCTTGAGCAAGCATATGCTGCTGCTCTTGCAGAAGAAGTAGAAGAAATGAAGGAATCACTCGCTGAGCGTGTTGATTCTTATCTTGAGTATGTCTCAGACGAATGGTTCTCTGAGAATGCACTTGCTATTGAGCAAGGACTCAAGACTGAGATGACCGAATCATTCCTTGAAGGAATGAAGGGTCTTTTTGAAGATCATTATGTAACAATCCCTGAAGATAAATATGATGTGCTTGAGAGCATGGTAGAAAAACTTGATGATATGGAGACAAAACTCAACGAGCAAATTGAGAAAAACATCTCCCTCAACAAGCGTCTCGCAGAGTCGGTTGCTGACGGAATCTTAGATCAAGTCTCTGAAGGTCTTGCACAGACTCAGAAAGAGAAGCTCGCTTCACTTGCCGAAAGTGTTGAGTTTGAATGTGAAGAAGAATATCGTGAAAAGCTGGAGACGCTGAAGGAGTCATATTTTGCCTCTAAATCAGCACCTTCAACTGCTAAGTCCGAAACCCTTTCTGAGGGTGTAGACGTTGCTCCCGAATCCTATTCGAATTCAATGTCCGCATACCTGAGAACCATGGGTTCTTTTAGCAAATAATTGAATTTAATATAATTCAAACCCAAAAAACGTACACTTATTAGGTAAACGCAAATGTTCCAATCCGAGCATCTGCAGGAAAAGTGGGCACCTCTCCTCAACTATGAGGGTCTTGATCCAATCAAAGATTCACACAGAAGAGCAGTAACCGCCGTCCTGCTGGAAAACCAAGAAAAATTCCTCCGCGAGCAATCCGCATTCGAACATGGCGGTATGCTCATGGAGCAACCAACCAATAGCACTGGCTCTTCAGCTGGCGCTCCTGGATTCTCAGGTAGTGCTGCTGCTGCAGGTCCTACCGCAGGTTTCGATCCCGTTCTGATTTCACTCATCAGACGTTCAATGCCTAACCTTGTCGCTTATGACTTGGCTGGCGTTCAACCAATGAGCGGTCCTACTGGACTCATTTTCGCAATGCGTTCACGCTACGGCACTCAGTCTGGCGACGAAGCATTCTTCAACGAAGCAGATTCCGCATTCTCGGGTCAACCCTTCGGTCGTGACGACGCTAACGGTTTCACCGATCCTAAAGTTGGTTTCGGTACTACCGCACAGTCTGGCACTAATCCTTCCGTTCTGAACCCAGTTGGTACTGCAACAACCGAGCCTTCACCTTATAACGTTGGTCAGGGTCTGCGTACCGACAGTGCAGAAGGACTCGATACGGGTGCTAATGCATTCAACCAGATGGCATTCTCGATTGAGAAAGTCACTGTTACCGCTAAGTCCAGAGCACTGAAGGCAGAATACAGCCTTGAGCTTGCACAGGATCTGAAGGCAATTCACGGACTGAATGCAGAAGCTGAGTTGGCAAACATTCTGTCAACTGAGATTCTTGCTGAAATCAACCGTGAAGTCATCAGAACCATCTACAAGGTTGCTGAGCAAGGCGCTGTTCAAAACACCGCTACCGCTGGTGTATTCGACCTCGACATCGACTCTAACGGACGTTGGAGTGTTGAGAAGTTCAAGGGTCTCCTGTTCCAAATCGAGCGCGACGCTAACGCGATTGCACAAAGAACTCGTAGAGGAAAGGGCAACATCATCCTGTGTTCCGCAGACGTTGCTTCTGCTCTCACCATGGCTGGTGTTCTTGACTACACCCCTGCACTCAACGCTAACCTGAACGTTGATGACACTGGTAACACCTTTGCTGGTGTTCTGCAAGGTAAGTATCGTGTTTATATCGATCCTTATGCTGCTAACCTGACTTCAGCTAACGCAACTCCTGGCAACCAGTACTACGTTGTCGGTTATAAGGGTTCTTCACCTTATGACGCTGGCATCTTCTACTGCCCATATGTTCCTCTCCAAATGGTTCGTGCCGTTGGTGAGAACTCCTTCCAGCCCAAGATTGGCTTCAAGACCCGCTATGGTATTGTTGCTAACCCATTCGCGGAAGGAACCAACCAGCAACTGGGTGCTCTTAACCTCAATGCAAACCGTTACTACAGACGTGTTGCGGTCAAAAATTTGATGTGATATCATTCACATTTGTTCAAGACCTCCGAAAGGAGGTCTTTTTTTATAAATAAAAATGTAAGAACTATTTGTGAACGATGCCAAGACCAATAACCAACACTACTGGATTTTATGGAGAAGGAAGAACTAAAAGAAGAGCAGAAAATCATAGAATAAATGTAAGAAGGCGTAGAGATGAAAGAAAGCAACACTTAGTTGATTATTTTGGCAATAAATGTCATGATTGTGGTAATAGTTTTCCAGTATGTTGTTATGATTTCCACCATGTAGACCCATCTAAAAAATCTTTTGAAATTGCTCCAAGGTTAGATGGTAATTTAGAAACTATCATGGAGGAAGCAAAAAAATGTATAATGATATGTGCAAACTGCCATAGAGTTCGTCATTATAAAGAGAACCGATAAATATTTAAAAAACGATGACTGGGAATCCATACGATAAACAAGTGTCTAATAGGAACTTTTTGTCTCCTACTGGATTCAGGTTTACATTGAACAGAGCACCAAAGGTTGCATTTTTTGGGAATACCGCAAATATTCCATCAATGACACTTGGTATTGCAAATCAACCAACATACTTGAAGGACATTGATGTTCCAGGTGATAAAATTTTATTTGACGATTTTACATTAAGATTTTTGGTTGATGAAAATCTTGAAAACTATATGGAAATACATAACTGGATACGTGGACTTGGTTATCCAGAAAGTTTGCAAGAGATATATGATTTACAAAAAAACGCTATGATTGATAGAACGGGAACAGTTAATCCACCTTTGGAAAAAGGTATGGATTTATTTTCCGATGCAACTCTACAAGTTTTAAACAGCAGTTTTAATCCAAACTTTCAGGTTGTTTTTAAAGATTTGTGGCCATATTCATTGTCAACTCTTGACTTTGATGCTACTTCAGAAGACGTTCAATACTTTACAGCAGACGTAACTTTCAAGTATACTATCTACAATATAACCGATTTAAGTGGCAATCCTTTATGATTGATCTTGATAAACTTCAAGAGATTTGGGAAAAAGATGCAAAAATTGATATGGATAACCTCCATACAGAATCAACAAATATTCCCGCTCTTCATGCGAAGTATTTTGAAATGTACAACACAATCTTTCTTTTGAGAAAGAAAGCAGAGCAACAGAGAAAAAATATTCGACACGAACGCTATGAGTATTTTAGTGGAAAAGCAGATCCTGATGTTTATGTGGAGAATCCATTTCCTAAAAAAATTAGGGATAAGGACACTATGCAAAAATATTTGGATGCGGATGAGAAGCTTTCAACAATCTGCCTGAAGATTGATTACTACGATACAATGCTTGTTTACATTGAAAGCATTTTAAAGCAGATTACTAATCGCACATATCAAATCAAGAATGCAATTGAGTTCATGAGATTCAATGCTGGACTAGGGTAGATAAATATTTGAAGTAACAAATGCAAAGTATGGATGATATATTTTCCTCTCTAAAAGATTTTGATTTTGACGACAATAATTTTGAACCTTTTGATCATAAGTATTGGAGAAAGGGATGGAATCATACAGAAGAAGCAAAATTAAAAATGTCTCTTTCAAAAAAAGGGAAAGAACCTTGGAATAAAGGATTAACCGGGTTTTCTCACAGTGAAGAGACTAAAGAAAAAATGAGAAAAAGAATGCAGGGCAATAGTTACACAAAAGGAAGAAAACTTACAGAAGAAGAAAAAAAGAAGAGAAGTGATAGTTTAAAGGAATACTATAAAAAAAGAAGAGAGTCTGGATATAAGAGATAAATATTTCCAGATAGAATCTTAATATGAATACTACTGATCTTGTTATAAAAAAAGCAAATGAAGTATTTTTAAGAATAGAAACACAACCACACATTGAATACGAATTAAGAGATAAATTTACCTTTCAAGTGGAAGGGGCTAAATTTATGCCCCAATATAGAAATAGAAACTGGAACGGGGAGATTCATTTATATGATATGAGATCCAAACAGATTTATGTTGGACTCTTAGATAAGATTGTCAATTTCTGTAAGCAATACGGATATACTTATAAGTTTGAAGACAATAAGTTCTATGGAACTCCATATGAGGAAAATGAACATATCTCATATGAAGGTGTCAAGGATTATATGCATTCCATTTGTGTCCATACTCCCAGGAAGTATCAAATTGAGGGAGTATATGGTGCCCTAAAGCATAATAGAAAACTATTGATAAGCCCCACAGCGAGCGGCAAATCACTAATGATTTATTCCCTCGTAAGATACTATGTGGATAAAGGCAAAAAAATTCTTCTAGTTGTTCCGACGACATCTCTTGTAGAGCAGATGTACAAGGACTTTTTGGATTATGGTTGGGATGCTGACTCATATTGCCACCGTATCTATTCTGGTAGAGAGAAGAGTAATGATGCTCCAGTGACAATTACCACATGGCAGTCAGTATATAAACTAGAGCGATCTTTTTTTGAAGATTATGGATGTATTATAGGTGATGAAGCACATCTTTTCAAGTCCAAATCATTAATACAAATCATGACTAAACTACATCATGCAAAATATAGATTTGGATTCACTGGAACATTAGATGGTACACAAACTCACAAGTGGGTTCTTGAAGGATTATTTGGCCCATCGTATAAGGTAACAAGAACTGATGAGTTGATGAGACAAGGACATCTTTCTCAACTTGACATTCAGTGTCTTGTTCTTAAACACCCACCACAAAAGTTTGAAACTTATGAAGATGAGATACAGTATTTAATCGGTCACGAACAGAGAAATAAGTTCATTCGTAATCTTACTTTAGATTTAAAAGGCAATACTCTTGTTTTGTTTGCAAGAGTAGAAGCTCATGGTGCAGTACTTTACGAACAAATAAATAGTAACACTAGTGAAGAACGTAAAGTATTCTTTGTTCATGGTGGAGTGGATGCTGAAGAAAGAGAATTAGTCAGAGAGATTACAGAGAGAGAAAACAACGCAATTATTGTTGCCTCTTATGGAACTTTTTCTACAGGTATCAATATTAAAAACCTCCATAATGTTATCTTTGCCTCTCCAAGTAAGTCCAGAATCAGAAATCTTCAAAGTATTGGACGAGTTCTTAGAAAAGGAAAAGACAAAGTAAAAGCCACTCTTTACGATATCTCTGACGATTGCACTTATAACACTAGAAAAAATTATACTCTTAATCACTTTATTGAAAGAATTAAAACATACAATGAAGAGAATTTTAACTATGAGATAATCACTATTCAATTAAAGAAATGATAGAAGACGATTTTTATGCAACAATAAAGTTAAAAACTGGAGAAGAGATATTTACTAAAGTAGCAGCTTCTGAAGAAGAAGATAGAACTATGTTAATAGTTTCTAATCCAATTATTGTTAATGAAATAAAAGGAAGAAAAGGTGTTGTTGGTTATTCATTAGAACCTTGGCTTAAAACAACAACTGATGATATGTTCATCTTAAATCTAGAAGATGTTCTTACTATCTCTGAATCTTCTGATATTGAAATGATAATGATGTATCAAACTTTCGTAAGAGAACCTTTAGACAAAGGAACTAATAAAAAGAATATTACTAAAACAATGGGTTATGTCTCTAATGTCAATGATGCTAAAGAGATTCTAGAGAAGCTCTATAAGAGTAGCTAAGCCATTTCTATCAACCCTAACAAAGGTATTCTACTGAATATTTGAGGACTTGTCAAGCATTTTTAAAAATGGTATAATTCATACATATTATGAGATAAACTAATGATATCAACAGCAGTTATGGCCAAAAGAAAGAGGTCAGAGCACTACGTAAACAATAAAGAGTTTCTCTCTGCACTGATTAAATATCGTGAAGATGTTGAGATTGCCTTTATCAAGAAGTATGGTAGAGAACCAACCAAAGAAGATCGCTCTCAGAGATGGGACACTAAGCCTCCTATTCCCCGCTACATTGGTGAGTGTTTCCTGAAGATTGCTAATCACCTGTCATTCAAACCAAACTTCGTGAACTATATGTTCAAGGAGGATATGATTTCTGATGGGATTGAGAACTGTGTTCAATACATTCACAACTTCAATCCAGAGAAGTCACAGAACCCCTTTGCATACTTCACCCAAATCATTCACTATGCTTTCCTTCGTCGTATCCAAAGAGAAAAGCGTCAGTTAGAAATCAAGAACAAAATCCTTGAGAAGTCTGGATTCAGTGAAGTGTTTGATGATAGCAATACACTTGACGGCTCTAACTATTCCGACTACAATAGCATTAAGGACAACGTTCACTCAAAACTGCGCGGTTAATGAAAGTTGCAATTATTACCGATCAGCATTTCGGTGCAAGAAAGAATTCAAAACTTTTTCATGATTACTTTCTGAAGTTTTATGAGAACGTATTCTTTCCTACACTAAAAAAAGAAGGTATCACAACTGTAATTGATATGGGTGATACCTTTGACAGTCGCAAAGGTATTGATTTCTCAGCACTTTCTTGGGCAAAGAATAATTATTACGATAGACTCCAAGCAATGGGAGTAACTGTCCATACCATTGTTGGAAATCATACTGCATATTATAAAAATACAAATGAAGTAAATGCTGTAGATTTACTTCTACGTGAATATGACAATGTAACCGTATATTCCGAACCAACTGAAGTCACATTAGATAAACTTAAAGTTCTTTTTATACCCTGGATTAATCAAGAAAATTATGAAACTACTCTCACATCTATTAAAACTACATCTAGCATATGTGCGATGGGGCACCTTGAGCTACAAGGATTTAGAGTTAATAAAAGTATCGTCATGGAACACGGTATGGAAAGCAAACTATTTGAGAAGTTCAGTCATGTCTTCTCGGGACACTATCACACTCGATCGGACAACGGAAGAATCTTTTATCTAGGAAATCCATATGAATTGTATTGGAATGATTTGAATGATAAAAGAGGTTTCCACATCTTTGATACTGAAACGTTAGAACACACTCCAATCAATAATCCTTATAGAATGTTCTATAGCATCTACTATGAGGATACAAACTACCAAACATTTGATACCAGGGAATATGAGAACAAAATTGTAAAGGTTATTGTTCGTAAAAAAACTGATACCAAGCAATTTGAAAAGTTCATTGATAAACTTTATGCTTCTAACGTTTCTGACTTAAAGGTTGTAGAAAATTTTGTAATTGAAGAATCTGAAGAGTTTGAAGCATTTGAGTCAGAAGACACCCTTTCTATCTTGAATAGATATATTCAGGAGGCAGAAATTAATCTTGATAAATCAGTTGTTCAGCGAATGATGCAGGAGATATATCAAGAAGCTTGTGAACTAGTGTAATGTTTATTCTAACAATTCATGGAAAAGAAACTGAAGGCGCATATTCAGTAAAGAATGAAGAAGGAGAACAAATTCTTTATCTCTTTGAAGAGGAAGATGATGCCGTTAGGTTTGCCATGATGTTGGAAGAAGACGGAAGTCCAGAAATGCATGTGATTGAGATTGAAGATGAAATAATGATAAAGACATGCGAGATGAGTGATTATAGATATGCTATCATTACTAAAAATGACTTTGTAATTCCTCCTAGAACTGAACATGATTTTATTTGAAAAAATTCGTTGGAAAAATTTTCTTAGTACAGGACAACAGTTTACTGAACTAGACTTTACCAAACACAATACAAACTTAATCATTGGTACGAACGGTGCTGGTAAGTCAACCGTTCTTGATGCTCTTACGTTTTCTTTGTTTGGTAAGCCTTTTCGTAAAATCAATAAACCTCAACTGATTAACTCTGTAAATGAAAAGGACTGTAGAGTTGAAGTTGAATTTTCTATTGGTGGAACTCAATGGAAAGTTGTAAGGGGAATCAAACCTAATATTTTTGAAGTATGGCGAGATGATTCTCTTCTCGATCAAGCTTCCGCTGCTCTAGATCAACAGAAGTGGTTGGAGCAGAATGTTCTGAAAATGAATTACAAGTCATTCACTCAGATTGTGATTCTGGGTAGTAGCACGTTTGTTCCTTTTATGCAACTAACTGCTGCTAATCGTAGAGAAGTGATTGAAGATTTGCTCGACATCAAAATCTTTTCTTCAATGAATTCTGTAATTAAAGACAAGATTCGTCTTATCAAAGAAGATATCAAAGTTCTTGATTTGAAGAAAGAATCTCTTCTAGATAAAGTTCAAATGCAGAAGAACTTTATTGAAGAGCTTGAGAATCGTGGTAAAGAAAATATCAAAGACAAAGAAACTAGTATTCAAAAACTTCTTGCAGAAGAAAACAATACTATCAATGAAAATATTGAGATTTCTAATAATGTGAATTTATTAGAAAAACAACTAGAAAAACATATCGGAGCTACAGAGAAACTTCGCAAGTTGGGAAACCTTAAGGGTAAGATTTCTCAGAAAGTATCTGCAATTACGAAAGAGCATAAGTTCTTTACTGAGAATACGGTATGCCCTACTTGCACACAGTCCATCGAAGAGGAGTTTAGAATAAATAGAATTAAGGACGCTCAAGATAAAGCAAAGGAGTTGCAATCTGGTTACAAAGAACTGGAGGAGGCAATTAAAGAGGAAGAGGAGCGAGAGCGTCAATTCACTGCTCTATCGAAGGAGATTTCAAAACTAACTAATGGCATTTCTCAAAACAATATCAAGATTTCTGGATGTCAGAGACAAATCAGAGATATTGAACATGAAATTCAAGTTCTTACCGAGAACCTTGCAAACCGAAATTCTGAACATGAGAAGTTAGAATCCTTCAATAAAAACTTAAAAACTACATACGACGAGCTCGCTTCTAAAAAAGACACAATCAACTACTACGATTTTTCGTATAGTTTGCTTAAAGACGGTGGAGTAAAATCCAAAATCATTAAGAAGTATCTACCGCTGATAAATCAGCAAGTTAACCGTTATCTTCAGATGATGGACTTCTATATTAACT